GCCCTACCATCTAAGTCCCTGGAATCCGCTTTTCCAGTCTCAGAACAGCCGTTTTTATTTTTTACGTTTCATATTTCCTGAAGTAGAACCTGAAGCGTTTCAGGTTTCAGGTTTCTTTTCAGGTTGAGGCTGTAGTAACTAGAATCTAGGAGCGTATAGCTAGAGACCTGAAGTCGTTTCAGGTTTCACCTGAACTTCAGATAGTGGTAGTATTGGGTTGATGTTTAAAAGAGTATTGCAAAGGAAGTCGCTCACTACCTGTCCTGTTTGTGATGATGGCAATACGGAGGCATACCCACCGAACTGTAGTAGATGTAGGGAGAGGTATCCTTACGCATTATTGAAAGCTGTGTGTGACCCTTTTTCGTATGCCGCGTCCATCCAGGGATTGGGAATAGTGGAATTTGAATCTGCGCGTATCCGTGGTGATTGGGTTGTGTTGTTTCCTGGATACAATGGTGGGGCTGAAGCGGAGTTCGAGGGGTTACCTTACCCGTTTCCACGCGGTATTGGTGTGCCGTTAGCCAGCATCCTCTGGATAGCAGATGCTCCAAGGGGAAGTTGATGGCGACTACAGCTACACGGGAAGAGATTGAACAAGCGGGTAGGTTTGCTCGTTTTGAGATGGCGAAACGTGAGTACCGGCGTTTCATGCCTTTCGTGAAGATTGTGGAACCGGGTACTGGTATGGTGACTTTGGAGGAGTGGCCCCACCTGATGGAGGTGGAGGGTGCTTTAGCGAAGGATACCCGTATCGTGTTGGCGAAGAGCCGTCAGATTGGTATGACGACCTTGCTTTCTTCTTATGTTTTGTACCACGCTTCTTTCACGCCTAATGCATTGGCGTTGGTGTTCTCCAAGGGGGAACGGGACGCATGGGAGTTCTTGTCCAAGTCCCGCATGACGTACGAAGCGTTGCCGCCGGAACTCCAGATGCCGCTTGGGGTGCCGGATAACAGGGAGCAGATGACGTTCGAGTCGGGTTCCAGGATAATCACCCTACCGTCTACCGAAGCAGCCGGACGTGGCCTTAACCCCACCCTGGTGGTGATGGACGAGGCCGACTTCCACGAATACCTGGACGCGGCCTATAACGCCGTGAAGCCCGGCCTTGACGACAATGACGGCCAGTTGATATTGACCTCCACCGTCAGCCCCTACAAGATGGGGAGCCTCTTCCAGAAGTTATACCTGGCGGCACCCGACAACGGGTTCAAGAGGTTGTTCTACGGGTGGCGGGCCAGACCGGCGCGTACTGACGAATGGTACGCCGAACGGAAATCACAGTACCCCGACCAGGCACTCTTCCAGAAAGAACACCCTGAGACCGAAGAAGAGGCGTTCGCTCCCACACGCGCCCTCGCTGCCTTCGACCAGACCATCCTCACCCGCATGAAACAGGACGTGAAGGAGCCGGTTGAGGTACTCACTGTGGGTAATGGTGTACGGGCCAACATCTACCAGCCCTTCCAACCGGGAAAAAGGTACTCGGCGGGTACCGATACGTCCCACGGTACGGGTAATGACTACGCCGTGACCGTCATACTGGACGCCGTCACCGGCTATATCGCCGCTGATATCTACTCGCAGGTCGTTAACCCGTCCGAACTGGCGGTGGCGTCGGTTGAACTGCTGAACCAGTACGATTCCCCCATCTGGGGCATCGAAGACAACGATTGGGGTATACTGACTATCGCGATGGCGCAGGAACTCCGTTATAGGAAGCTGTTCTACCGCGATTCCGACCATCCAGGCTGGCACACCTACGATACCGCCGGTATGACCAACGGCTCCCGCTACGTCCTCTGGGGAGACCTTATCGAGGCGGTACACTCACGGGCCATCACGGTGCCTAACGGTGATGGACTCTCCCAGTTCTTCACCGTCATAAGGAACCCCGACAAACGGGGCCGTATCGAAGCGCAGTCCGGCACCCATGATGACTACCCGATGGCCGTGGGCATAGCCTGGCAACTCCGACAGAGCGCACGCCCCGCCGGGGGCGAGAACGGTAGACCAACACGGAGCAGCGAAAGACGCCGACGCCGTGGCTGGTCAAGATGGGGATGATAGATGGCTTATATGAACGGCTTCGAGGAAGAACCGACAGCGTCGGTGATAGACCAGTACCGCTCCCACCTGAAAGAGGTCTGGACTAACGCACACCGGAAGTGGGAGAAATATGACGAGTACTACTTCCGCACCTTCAGCGTCTGGGACGGCGCAGAGTCCCACTCCCGCCCAGGCTGGCTGAAACCAGCCCGCGCCACCTCACTGGTGGACAACGCCGTAGACCACCAACTGGCCTCCGAACCGACACCGCACCGTAACCCGGCCAGCCAGTCGGAGAACGCCCGCCAGAACGCTGACCGCGTCGAATCAGGACTGAAATCAATCCTGGACGAAGCCGCACTGCTGGAACCGTCCCTCACCTGGAAGCAGCAGGGCAAGAACCTGGTGCATCTGGGCTACTCCATCCACGAACTGGGGCTGGACTCCACCGTCCTCCAACGCCGTGCCGAAGAACCGACCCGTGAAGCAGATACCCCCGACGACGAATGGCGTGCCGCACAACGGCTGCACGACCACTACCGCCGGACAGCGATGCCCTTCCGCACCCGTTCCCCCCACCCGGCCCGTATCCTGCTAGACCCGTGGGAGAAACGCCCCCGTGTCGCTATCAGGCACGCCCGACGCTTCTCCCAAGACCTCCACGAACTCACCCTGGGCCGTAAAGCCAGGGGCCGCGCTGCCGATGTCTGGGAGGTCAGGAACAACAGGCCCTTTGAACTCATCCTCGTGGACGAGTACTGGACGGAATGCTGGCACGCCATGATGGTCTCCGGCCACGTCACAGGCACCGGACGCGAGTACCACACCATGAAGAAACTCCTCTTCACAGAGAAGAACACCTGGGGTTTCGTGCCATATGCCCACGCTTATGCCGGTTTCGGGCAGGAACCCACCAACTCCGACAAGATTGACCCCGCGAACCTGGCCGTGGGTATCCTAGACCCCGTCATGGCCGACATCCGTGCCCAGGCCCAGGCCGTCTCAGGCAGGCATAACGCACTGATGGACGCCAGCTTCAACCCGATAGGCACCCGTATGGGCGCAGACGAACTCCGCGACCAGTTAGACCAGGGCGACATCATCGAGATGCAAGACCGCTCCGATGTATGGCGCATGGAGATACCCCAACTGCCCCGCTGGATGTTCCAGACGGAGGAATGGCTGTCCCGTGACATAGAGGAAGGCACCTTCTCCCGCGCCCTGGCCGGTGTCAGGGAGCAGGGCGTCTCCACCGTGGGCCAGCAGGCCATCCTCTCCACCGCCGCCGGACGTAAGTTCGTGGCCGTATCGAGACAGTTGGAACACCTGGCGTCCGTCGCGTCCTCCCAGATACTGCAACTGGTGGACATCCTTGACTTGAACCTGACGGTCAAAGGCCACAACATCAGGCCGTCCTACCTGGAGTCCGACTATTCGGTGGACATCAGCTTCGACCTGGTTGACCCCGTCATGCAACTGCAACAGCGGCAGCTTGGCCTCCAGGAGGTCGCTGCGGGCCTGAAGTCCATGGAGACCTACTGGGCGGCTGACGCCAAACTGGAGGACGCCTCCGGTGAACGGAAACGCCTCCTCATGGACTGGGTCAGGAAGAACCCCATGATTCACCAGGCCCTCGCCATGGAAGTAGCCAGGGAAGAAGGCATCGAATCACTGGTGGAACGTGCCCTCTCCATGGCCGAAGGCGGCGAAGGACAACCCGGTGCCGCCGGTGGCGCACCCATCCTAGGCCCGGACGGTATGCCCCTAGACCAGACCATGGGCGGCGGTGCCGCAGGCGGCGGCATGAGGCAGGGCCTCACTCCCGATACCATCAATCCCAGCCAGATAGGCGCGGGTATGGCAGGTTAATATGGCTAAATATAACGAACTACACGATATGGTTGCCGAACTGGTGGCCGAAAAGAAGGGTTACTCGAAAGACGCAGATAAGGCTAATGCCGTTCAGTACGGGAGCATTCGGTTCAAGAATGCCGCCGAAGCCCGTGCGTGGTGGGACAAACTGCCTCCAGCCAAGCGGGAGGAGCATATCCGTCAGGAGTTTGCTCAAGGAAAGAACGGGAACGACTCCGTCCTCAAGATGCTAGGCAGACCAACGGATGTGGGCCATGGAGGGGTGGTCTAATGCCTCACGTTGATTTAACTAATCCTGGTGTAGGGCATAGGCAAGTTCAGGGTGTCAATCAGATTGAAAAAAATGGAACCTGGCAGGTAGCGACTAAAAAAGAAGTCGAAGATGCTGGGGCACTTATCTATCCAACAGTGTTAGACCCAACATCATTTCTTGAGCAGATGCTATTGGGAGAGCAGAGTACAAAAGGCCCGCCCCCTGGTTGGTTCACAAGCCAGAAGGACGCCGTCGAAGATGCTAGAACGTCTGGTGTATATTCCCAAAGAGGCTTTCAGGGTGACCCTATACCTGGGGTAGTGTACCCCTATGACATCATTAGAAATGGCCTCTAT